CTAAATTCATTTATTACGCTTTTTGAGTTCCTTTTTTAAACCATTTGTTTTTTTCATCTATTTCTTTTTCTAAAGCAGAAACACCATCACTAGTACCCATCTCAACTTTAGGTTTTGCAGATTTAGAATTTATACCATTACGTACTTGATTCTTCATTACAGCATAAACCTCAGAATTATCTTTTAACCACGCTATTGCATGCTCGTCAGAGATTCCTAATGTATAACTACCATGCTTCCATACATCGTTAACCTTTTGAATAACCTTAGCTTCTAGAGCGCTAGTTAAGAATACACGATAAGATTTATCAGCATCATTGTATATTTCTAAGAATTTAGATGGTGCTTGTCCTGCCATCTGGATAAGCTTTGCTTTAATAATAAGATTATCATTATCTGTAGATATACCAAACAACTTACATAGATCTTGTAATTCATTATCTTTAATTCCTGTTGCTACTTGTACGGCTTCAGCAGATGCTAAGATACTTTTAGTTTGCTTCAATACATTAGCCTTGGTATCTATTAGCTCATAATGCTTATTCTCTACTATAAATGGATGATCTAATAAAAAGGTATAAATCCTTTTATCATATTCATCATCAATATTAAGAGTTGTTAATGGGCTAGTCATTTCCCAACCGTCCACGACTAGATCATCTGGATTCAATAATACTGATTTTTTACCATTCCTTAACGTGTACGTTCCGAACTTAACATAAGAAAACCTTTTGTCGTCTTTTGCTTTTACATAAATTAGATGTGCCATTTTTTAAAAATTTTAATTAATACTCCCTGTTATTTTTTACTTATATAATATTTAGACTTTGCTGCAGTCTCTTTAAATATTCTCCTTTGTCCTCTTTCGTTTGTAGATATCCTTGTTTCTTGATACCCTCTTTTTCCCCATTCTAAACCACTTTTCTTTCCTATACTAAATACTTCTGACTTAGAGTTGATTGATTCACCCTCCTTTAACTCTATAACCTTACCATCTCTTACTACTAATGTTGTTTTCATTTTGCAAATATAAGGAATTTGGAGGGGGATTAACCCCTCCGTCTTCCAATTAATTATTATCCAGCGTATGTAACTGAACCTACAGTAGGTTGGTTTGCGAATGCATACCACTTAACTCCATTACTTACGAATCTAATTACCTCTCCTCCTAATGCAGCAGCTTCAAGAGTTACCGTGTCTTTAGCAACTCCAAAAGTACCATCAGCACCAGAGTCAGGACCTATACATATATCTATAGTATCAGAAGTTGCAGCAGTAATAACAGCATCTCCAGCCCCAGAAGGACTTGCAGTAGCTACAAACGTAAAGTTTAAGCCAGCAGCTACTTCTGGAAGAGTGATTACCACATCTGATCCTCCTGCTATAGTTAAAAATACAGTAGCTCCACTTTGATAATCATATAAAGTAGTTGCTGCTGTTGTTACCGTTACCACAGGACAGATCTGACCTCTTAATTTTGGAAGTCTTCCTTTCCCTGCATTAACTGATTTTGTTGAAATATCTAAATAATTTGCCATTTTTTTTTATTTTTTTTAAGCGATATTGGGAGGCCGAAGCCTCCCTCTATCAAATTATTGAATTAATTATGATGCAGATAAAATACCACAAGAAAGCGGGTTTCTTACGATAATACCTGTTTCAGATAACACGTGACATTGGAATCTATCATCACCATTAGCAGCCATCATTGATTTAGTATCGTAAGGGTTTACCATACCACCAACATATTTCTTAACTAATGAACGATTAATTCCGTTAGCACCTTTAGTGATTAACTCTACGTTAGAAACACCAGAAGTTGAACCGAAGTCCATGAATACCATCTTCATAGATTCTTTCAATCTTGTATCACCAAATGAGTTAGTTCCACCTGAAGCACCATGAACGTGCGGATCATCAAATACTGGACAGTAAGCAATAGTAATTTTATTACCTAAAGCATAGTAAGATGTAAAGTTTCCACCTAAAGAGATATCAGATCCAGCTTTAACATCAGCCATAGAACCTCCAGTCATTGCACCAGCAGGAGCAACAATAAGATCTTTCATAGCTCTGTGGAATGCGATACGTCCTTCAGTACCAGTAAACACCACCCATTCGTTTCCGTCAGCAGCAGTTGCATTTAAAGAGATTTTACCAATAAACTCAGTGATAATATCTTCAGTTAATGTTCCAGCTGAATAAGAAGCTTGATTAGATGCAGCAATTTGAGCTAATACACCATCTCCAATAACGAATGATCCGTCAGTAGTTGCAGATGCAGCTCTTGCAGAACCATCAGCATAAGTACCAGCAGCAATATCAGTAATGATATCAGTGTTAGTCGCAGAGTAGTTAGTAGCAGCAGTTACAACAGAATTTTGTCCGTACCATCTTTGTAATTCTTGCTCATACATGAATTGGTCCATCATTTGTTGCTCTTTAGTAAAGTACCAAAGTGATTGACCATTATTTTCAACCCAAGATACATCAGTAGCATCTTTACCAGTGATTGTACATTTCTTTCTGTTTGTAGTCATCCAGTTCTTGTAAGTATCTGGATAAGCATTGTTCTCACCAACATCAGACCCAGCAGAACCAGCAGGGAATGCAGAACCGATTCTACCAACTACAGAGTTAGCAGTGTTATCAGCAGCAGTAACATCAGTAATAGCTTCGATTGTGTATTTGTGAGCAGCAGCATCTGATTGAGCAACAACTAATCCAGTAGCTCCAGAAGGGAATCTAACTACGTCATATAAGTTAAATTGAGATTCAGCAGTTCCACCATCAGTTGGTGCAAATATTAAATCTACAATGTTTACTCCAGCAGCAGCAGCACCACCTCCAGATCCACCAGCAGGTGTACCATGTGTTTTGATTACAGTTTTTCTATTAAGACGATTCATTACTTTCCATTCGTAAGAATTGTCTCCTAAAACTTTTTCACTTGCCATTCTTCTAGTTCTTTCTAAAAGATATGTCATTGAATATCTTGGGTAAAGAGATATTAAAGTTCTTGCGATTTCTGGATGTTGCAACAAGTTTGCGTTAAGTGCATTCGCAGCTGTTGTTCCTTTTCCATATGTACCCGTTGAAGTTACGGCCATAATTTTAAATTTTTTTTTATTAATTAAACATTTTTATTGTTTGCTCAATTAACTTTCAACCTTTAGCAGTCTTTGACTTACTTTTTTTAGACTTACTCGTTCATGAACGCTTTTGGATCAAACGTACCTGACTTCACTTTGAAGTTAGACTTGCTTTTTCCAGTGTTTAGATTAGGTGAAACAATACTATTCATAATAGATGCCTTACCGTCTTCTAAACCTTGAGAACGAAGAATCTTTTCGATTTGCGTGCGGTATAACATGAACATAGCGACATCAGCAACATTGGCGTGATCTGCATATATATCCTTCATCATACTACCTGTAGCGTAGCGATAAACTTCTTCCTTCTGTTTCTTTGTTACTTTCCCTCCCATGAATTGATCCATGTTCTTGATTTCTTTCTTTAAATTTTGCTTTGCTTCTGTAGCTTGTTTCTGTTGAGTCTTTTGAGTTTGTTCTTTCTCATTCTTAGCTTGAGATGTTTGTTGATCTATAGAATTACCTATAACTCTTCTAATACTCTTAGCCTTCATCTTCATCATACCAGAATCTTCTAGCTTGTCTAATGAGTCTTCAATATCTGAAGCTTCTATGCCATCAGCCTTTAATTCTTCTGCTACTAAATCTCTATCACTAAAAGATAAGTAATTTCTTAGTTCAGTGATTTGATTATTAGCAGGAGCTTGTTGCTGCTGCATTGATTCAGCGTAAGCATTGATAGTTTTTAAGAACTCTTCTTTAGAGTTTACCTCTAATCCTAATTCACTACCTACATCACTCCAGCTTAATCCATCAGCTGGTTTTTCTACAGCGTCTACAACCTTAGCTTCTTCTTCATCTTCCCAATTGTATTCTTCTTCTGTTTTAGTTTCCTCTTCTTCTTCTTTTTTCTCAGAATCCCAACCCCAACCATCTGCCTGGTCTTCTTCAGTGGTTTCTGTACCTTCCACTTCTTCTGAATCTGCATCTTTGGTTAGTGCTTCTGTTGTGGCTCCAATCTCCCCATAAACATCTTCTGAAAATGCTAATGGATTAAATTCATCTTTTACCTCCGTAGTTTCGGTTGTATCTACAACCTCTTCTACTAACTTCGACTCTTCTTTTGACATTTTATTTTATTTAAATTAATACTCCCCGTGATTTGCAAATATACGAATTATTTATTATAACTTCTGTGCTGCTCTTTTTAAATCGTCTGACGTTGTGGATGTTCCAGCTTTTTTATTATCAGCTTGCTTCTGTCCGACAGCCTTCTGCTCCGACTCGTCTTGCTTATTTTTTCTTTCTATATAATAATCAGCAGCTTTTTTATCCATTTCGTTTCTCTCTTTAGTATCATGAAGATCTCTGTCCACTTGAGCTTGTAGCTTAGCCACCTCAAGTCTAGACTCTGCAGCAATTTGAGCAACTTGTAGTTTAGCCTCATTATCCATTTGTTTAAGTTGAGCTTCAGCTTCAAATTTAGCTTTCTCCTGTTCGGCAGCAGCTTGTTGTTGTTGCATTTGCTGTTCCATTGCAGCTTCTTGTTGTTTTTTCATTTCATCCATAGCTTGTTCTAATACTTTCTCAGCCTCAGTCATTGTATCTGCTCTAAGTACTTTAACAACACCTAATAGATCTACACTTCCAGCTTGTAATGCAGCTTGAGATAATTGCTGTACAACTTGCTTCATAGCATCGTCCTTACCACTATCACCTACATAAACACCAAAGTCTTGTAAGGCAATGTCTGGCATTACGTTTAAGAATTTATAAGCACCATCACCTAATATCATTCCAGCTTTCTTTCCTCCAGCCCAAGCAACCTTCATAAGATTACATAATCTTTCTAAGATTCTTTGCTTAACTTCAGCATGAGAATAGAACCAGCTTTCAGTAATTGTAGATGATTGCATTACACTTCTCTGTACATTACCTACATACTCATACTTCTCTACAGCACCTTCTCTTTGTTTAGTTACACCAGATATTTGCCCAGCCATATCCTCTAGCATCACCTTAAGGTTAATTAATTGCTGTACAGATTGGGATAAAGTAAAGTCAATTTGTTGGAATTGATTAAACGAACTCATTTGATTACCCTCGTCTTTAGAATTAATTGGTATAATACCGTCTGTCTTTAAGTGATAAAGAACTTGTTGAATATCCATACCTACATTAGTTGGTAATTGAGCTACATCATATACTACAGCCTTACCACCTGAACGAGCCATAGCAAGTTCTATTTGGTAGACAACAATATTATAAAGCATTTGTACGTTATCTAATAAGTCGATAATAGAAGCAGGAGAACCTGTAGTATTACCTTTTACACAACCTACATAAGATAATGGAGTTTTTCCTGGATCATCTACGCTTCTCACTTGATTATCTCTTCGTCTAGCGTTAACTAGAATCTTACCACCTATCTTAGTAGCCTCCCAAATATCATCCACCCATTTGTTTTCGATCTTATCACCTTTTCTTTTTCTATAAGTATCTTTTACCATCTTTCTAAATGGTCTTGCAGGATCATACTTATTTTCTGATAATTTAAACTTAATACTTCTTAGTGATTTCCATTCAGCAGTTACCACTCTTATTCTAGTTTCTTTACCATGTCCAGCATCCACCCATTCAAAGCCAGAGTTATAGTTATTCATATCGCCACCAGCATATACATTACGCATCTTATCAAGCTCTAATAAATTCTCAGTAGTTAATCCTTCTTTAAATTCGTCATTAATCTCATTAACAGAAAGCCATCTCTCTTCCCCCACCCAAGAACAATCGTCTAAGTAATCTGAATGAGAAGATGTATCGAATATTATATTTCTAGGATCCACTCTTCTTACATATGGGTCTCCATTTTGTATGTTTACTTTATGAAATTCTTTTGCAGTTACAAGTAAATCTCTAAATCCTTCTTTAAATACATCTCTAAGATTATATCTATTAGATAGGTATTCTAATCCGTCCTGAGTAGTTTCTTCTATCATCTCGCGATAGTTATACTTCATATAAGTCTCAATATCTTCAGGTACAGGGATTCCCTGTCCTTGTTCCTTGACATCTATCTTCATTGTTTCCTTCATCTCAGCATGAAACTCATCAAGTAATGATTTCATCATCAACCCCACCTTATGATCATGCTTTCTGATTACAGCAGATTTATTCACTGTAGTTACCTTCATATCGATAGGTCTTCTTAACTCCTCTCCAATTAATAGGTCGATCTTTGGAGTGATAATAGGGTAGTTAACTAGTCTGGCTGGATATGTTAACCCATACTGCTCTGTAATATACTTATAGTCAGATTGGTTTATTGAACCATTATATACTTGATAGTTTTTAATATCCTTAGCTCTTGAAGAGGCATACGACCCTCCATCAGTACCCATATAACTTACTATAGCATCGAGAACTTGCTCGCACCATTCGTTATTCTTGTCTTTGTCTCCAACTACCATCGAAGGCATTGATGTGTATTTTTTAGCCATAGTTTTATTTTATTTCTATCGGAGTTCCGTTGTACCCCATTTTATAATATTTAAATCCCATATCTTCTACTTTCTCCCTTATAGACGCTTTCATCCTATAATTGTCAATATTATGAATCAAACAAAGGCCAAACGCCATAGCACGATCCGTATTTTGTAATCCATAATTAGCAAGTTCATCTATCAAGTCTATAAACCATATATCTTGAACGCTTTCTCTTAAGTAGTCATCTATTAAATCTTCTAATAGTGCCTTTACTTGCTTATTCATATGCACACCATATGTATTTTTAGTTTTCGTTCCAGGGTTATGTGCAGACTCTGGTTTTTCCTTTAAGTACTTCAATGCATTCATGCGCTTAAAGTAATCTAAAATACCTATCTTTGTATATTCCACCAACATCTTAGCGTTATAGTACACCGCTAATTTCAGGCAGCCATCCCAAAAATCTTCCTTCTTCTTAGGTCTATCAGTGTATTCAGCCACCACGTAATCACTTGGCATATCTGTGTTTGCAAATCTACGATAAATTATCGCACTACCCAAGGAATCTGAGGCTCCAGCTTGATCTTGGTCATAAGAATCAATTCCACCTATGTCTAAATGCTTATATTCCTTCTCAGGATGAGCTAATATTTTAAAAGGACCAGTTGGATGAGGCCTCCATGTTACTACAGGATCTCCTTCTCCTAATTGCCAATCTAAGAAGCCACTTTGTATTTGACTTCTATTATCTTTACTTGAAAGTATCCTCGATCTCTGTGCGTTTATTAATGCAATATCAAATCTTGCTGAGTGTGTATTAAGGAATGCTTCCTCTACAGTTAATGGGTAATTTTGTATGTGTAAGTTATATGCTTCGTTATCTCCAGATTTCTGTATACTCTCTCTATCTGTTATAAGTTTTTCTCTAGCTCCTTTCTCGTCTTCAGCTCCAGTGTTAATATCAAAGAACCCATAGTAAGCTTTTGATGCTGGAATAAACATAGGGATTAGATTATAAGCATCATGACTATAATACATATCCATAAAATCTTTAGATGCTTTAGATATATCACCACCAGTACCACCGACAATAGGTACACCAAATTGAACATCACCATCCATAAAGCAAGCTTTAGATGACATGTATGCGTTCTTGAGTTTCTTAAATTCCCCAGCTTCTTCAAATATCATCAACGAAACCCTTTCTCCTTTAAAGACTTCTGGATTATCCATTGTTCTACATATGATATTAGACTGATAACCACCTACTTCCCACTTACCATCCTTATTCTTCTGTTTATATCCAGATCTCATTATACCATCAGTGTCTTTTAATACTGAGTGTTTAAAGTTTGGATGTATACCATTAAGTCCTTTTCTAGTCTTATCAAAGAATGCGTCTGCTGTAACTTGTAATCCTGCAGCTACACCAACGTCATTAAAAGGATAGAATGTATATTCATGAGCTACAGCTCCAGAGTTCATATAAGAGAATCCCTTATCCCTAGCTTTAATAACAATCATGCCTTTTCCTTCCTCTTTACATAATTCTATAGTATCAAAATACTCATGATCCATAGTTCTGTACCAAGGATGTATTAAGTTCTTACGATTACCAGACGTTCCATCATTACCTAAGATCATATAGTAATTAAGGTAGAAATAATACTTACCCGAAATCTTATTAAGCCCTTTAGGTTTAAAACCATTCAAACATCTATCAGTCTCTTGAGCCCAATACTCTTGATAAGCTACAGAGTCAGGATTTAATTCAGGATGTCCTACGTTTGGTATAGGACGATATCTCTGTGGATCAAATTTTATCTTACCCATATCTTAGTCTCTTTGTTTTTCCCAGTCCAAATGCTCCATTCTTTTTCTCTCTTTTTTCTTGCTTAGCATGATACTTGTCTCCCAAGTCTACACCATGTAGTTTAATGGCTAAGTCATTATATTCATCAGCTCTTTTCAAGTCAGCCATCTTATAAAACTTAGTATATCTCTTAAATAGATAGTCTAAATCGTGTTTGTTCTTCTTTTCAGCCATTACATTTCTTTTATTTCCTTCCTTCTTTCTAAAAAGGATAGCCCCTTA